CCAGATTATTTAATCTACGGAGAAAAACATAACGTAGGAGATTCACACTAATGCTAGCACGAACTAAAATAGGAAGCTTTAGAGCAACTTGGGTGTTGAGACACCGATGGGAACTAAACTCTGATTCTATGATATCAAACTATGAAGCTAATAACATTAAAACGAATTGGCAATTAGGAGTTTGGGTAAAGAAATATCAGGTAGTTGGTAGAGTTAGACGAGGTAGTGATCGCGATACAACGATAAAGAAAACCTTTAACAGTAGCAATCATGTTAACTGCTACATGATAGGATTAAATTTAATTGTTGCTAAAGTTTGGGTTGAGTTTAAATTCAACCCAACCTTTGGATTTTAATAAGGAACTGATGAACAAAGAACAAGCAAAAGACCAATTGATTGAATTATTAATGAATCAAGTAGTAGACTTAACATTGATGTCTAAGATAGAATTAGGCGATGATGTAATTGAAGAAATACGAAGACTGAAAGGTATTATCAATGAGTAACATAGAACATGATTATCTTAGACTCCTTAAGGATATCCTAGACAACGGAGTCAAGAAAGAAGATCGAACAGGTACTGGAACAATCTCAGTATTTGGAAGACAAATTAGACACAAGATGTCTGAAGGTTTCCCTTTACTGACTACTAAGAAGATGCCTTTCAATTTAATTGCAACGGAATTGATTTGGTTTTTGATGGGGGACACGAACATCAAGTTCCTTGTTGATAACAATTGTCACATTTGGGATGGTGATGCATATAAGAACTATTGTGTATCTTACAAAGACGGTCACGAGTTTTATGAAGATGAAGAAGTAAAACGTTCATACACACAAGAAGAATTTATCAACAAAATCAAAACAGATGATGAGTTTGCTAAGAAGTGGGGTGATTTAGGTCCTGTGTATGGGAAACAATGGAGAGAATGGAATTGCTATAAATGGGATAAGATTGATTTCGATACTCGAATAGAATACACTGACCAAATCGCAAACCTAATCGATGATCTTAAAACAAACCCTGATAGTAGAAGACTAATGGTTACTGCCTGGAATCCTGCAGAATTAGACCAAATGACACTTCCTCCTTGTCATTATGGGTTTCAATGCTATGTCAGAGATGGTAAGTACCTCTCTTTAATGTGGAATCAAAGATCAGTTGATACATTCTTAGGTTTACCATTCAATATAGCATCTTACGGTTTGTTATTAGAAATGATTGCTCGAGAAGTTAATATGATCCCTGATGAATTAATTGGAAATTTAGGCGATGTACATTTATATTCAAATCATATTGAACAAGCTCGGGAACAGATTACAAGAGAGCCATTGAGATTACCTACATTAAAAATGAGTTCAGGTCACAATTTTAGAGCAGCATTGAAAGCTAACAAAGATGAGATTGATTTGAATGATTTTATTCTGTTAAATTATAATGCTCACTCACATATTAAAGCACCTTTAAGTAATTGATATTTATTAATATGAAACATATACTATTAGCATTAACATTAATGCAATCCATCTTCAGCTACACGCAGTGTGTAGGAGTACAGTCAGCAACAATTACACCGCCAGCTCCTGCAGGAGGCTATCTACCAAACACTCAAGTAACTGTGTGTTACACGATGGTAGGTTGGCCTGGATTAAGTGTTGGTGCCAATTGGTTGGAAGGATTTTCTATTACTGCAGGCCCAGGCTGGAATGCACCACAACCAGTTACCGCACCAGCAGATTGTAATGGGGGAACAACCACAGGATGGTTATGGATGAACTCAGTTACTTCAACAGCAACGGGACAGACTGCAGGGCCAGGATATTTTTATGAAGGACCTACCGGGCCACAAGACAACAACCCAGGCAATGATTGGGGAGATCAAGGCAATTGTACTTGGACTATGTGTTTCTCAGTTACAACGAAGCAATCATGTTTACCACTTAACCTCAACCTAGCAGTAACAGCAGGAGCAGATGGAACGTGGGGTTCGTGGTCTAATTCAAGTTGCCCAACAACACCTTACTCAGTATACACAGGAACACTCAATGTACCAATCGTAACGGTTGCTAGCACAGTAAAGAAAGACACATGTGGTTTAGGATTAGGATCAATACTAGTAGTACCTAGTTCAACAACATATACTGGACCATATACCTATACATGGACTCCTAATGTAGGAAACACAGCATTCATAGGAGGTTTAACGGCAGGAACATACTCAGTTCAAATTGGATATAACAACGGATGCATTAAGTCAGCAACATATGTAGTAGGCAATGTTCAACCAACGTATGCAGCAACATCAACCGTTGTATCATGTTATGGAGATGCAACAGGCACAGCTACCGCAACAATGACACCACCAATTGGAAACATATCTTATAATTGGTCAAACACACAAACAACGCAAACTGCAACGGGACTAGCAGCAGGACCATATACATGTACTATTAGCAATACATTGGGATGTACTAGCACAGTACCAGTAACTATAACACAGAACCCTCAACTGCTAATACAGAACTTGTCATTGACTAATGCAACCTGCGCAGATTCAGATGCTATAATTACATATAACGCAGTAGGAGGCGTCTCTCCTTATCAATATGCACTTAACGGTGTAGGTTCAACAAATAATGAAGATTCATTAGCAGGAGGCAACTATATTATATATGTACAAGACAATCTAGGATGCAACACTGATAGCACAGTAACATTGTTATCACCAACCGTTATTACTCCTAGCATTTCTCCTAATGTAACATTGCAATGTACTCCAGGGACATTTATATTTACAAACACATCGACTCCAGCAGTTAACATAGACAGTACTATAGTAAATTGGGGTGATGGCAACATAGACACAACCACAACGTACGCACCTATACAGCACGTATACAACACGCCGGGACTTTGGGATATCATTGTATCAACGATTTCTGATTATGGTTGTGTGTATAGCGATACATTGTATACGTTGGTTGAAACAACTCAGCCGCCAACGGCTCAATTTACTATACAACCTAACCCAACTACTGTATATAATACACACGTGACTTGCGATGATTGGTCGTCAGGAGTGCCTGTGCAATGGTATTGGTCAGCTCCAGGTGCTATACCGATGTCAAGCACACAACTTGAGCCATGGTTCATGTTCCCAGAAGTAGCCGGCGAACATTACATTACTTTGACAGTAACAGATGCTTATGGTTGTTGGGACACAATAACACACAAGTTCATTATAGAAGATGCCATGTTGATATTCGTCCCTAATACATTTACTCCGGGTGGAGCAGATGAATGGAACAATGTATTTCGATGGTCGATACTAGGAATCAATGAATCAGAATTCTATATGGAAATTTGGAATCGTTGGGGACAAATAATCTGGGAGTCACGAGACCCACACTCATATTGGGATGGAACATGTAATGGGCAACTAGTACCTGATGGTTCATACAGCTGGGTTATACGAGCAACTAATAAATTAGATGCAGGTAAAAGATCTTTTATAGGAACAATTAACGTTATAAAATAAAAATATGGAAGCATTAAATACACACCCAATCAAAAAAAGTGACCTAGGTTTTCACGGCAATCTATTCGGAGGTAAACTCTTATCATGGATAGATGCTTCCGCCGCAGGATACGCTATGCAATTGTGTGATACGCCCCGTATGGTGACAGTATCAATTGATCAATGCAACTTCGAACGTCCAGCAAAAGAATCTCAATTGCTAAAGATATATGGAGAGCCTGTTAGGGTAGGTAACACATCAGTAACATTATATATGGAAGCACGTGCGCATAATGTATATACCGGCAAACAAGATCTTGTATTAAAAACTAATACTACATTTGTTCAGATTGATGAAGGAGGCAATGCAATACCTTTAGGTGAAAAGGCAAAAGAGCGTATACGCAATCTTTTATTAGAAAAATCTAAGGGAGAACTTGGAAAGTAATTGATTTTTCTTTATAATATATAAAAATAAAGAGATGGAAATTATTAAATTGATTAACGACACATGGCAATTGATTGACGAACAAGGATCAGTATTAAAACAAGGTACTTGGGATGACTGTTCAGATCGATTATGTGAAATTGAAAATGAACAATACCGAGACTTTTTATTGATGACTGGTATTTAATATGCCTAGGTGTTGGAATTGGTAGACATAACGGTCTTAGAAACCGTGGCTGAAAAGCGTGAGAGTTCGAGTCTCTCCCAAGGTACACAGACAGTAACGGTAGCGCGTACGCAAGGTTTAAACGCCGTTACTAGCATGTTCCGTTAGTGAAGCGGTCAACACGCTGCACTTTCACGGCAGAGGCACGGGTTCGATTCCCGTACGGAATACATATTGCGGGGTGGAGAAGATGGTATTCTCGGCGGGCTCATAACCCGAGGACGCAGGTTCGAATCCTGTCCCCGCTACTAGAGCGATCCACCGTGCGCTATATAAAAAAGGTTGCGTTGGCAATGTTACACGGTGGACGATGCCCGGGTGGTGGAATAGGTAGACACGCCGGACTTAAAATCCTGTGCCTGTATGGGCGTGCGGGTTCAAGTCCCGCCCCGGGTACAAAGAGAAGTGGCAAGCTGTAGTAATAATTAGGAGCCTAAACCGCGAAAAAGGGTTAATAGTAGCGAATCCGGAGGCATTGTTATTACCAGTAACCCCGAAAGACCCGAAGCTTCTCTTTATTTGGTCTTTTAACTCAGTTGGTTAGAGTAGCTCGCTCATAACGAGAAAGTCCCAGGTTCGAGTCCTGGATGGACCACAAAATATATAATTAATTAAATAAAAAGTTAAATAGTATGAAACACGCATTATCATCTAAAGGATTGTCATTATCTCAAGCACAATCAATTTCAAATCTTTGTAACCAAAGAAGCCGAGACATTCAATCAAATATTTCAGTAATCAACAATGCTGAAAAGATACTTAAGTTCGAAGGAGCAGATTTAGTATCGCAAACTGGTAACCCAATGCCAGCAAACATTGTTGAATTGTTACAAGAAAAGTCTCGTTTGCATGCAACTCAAGCATTCTTAATGGAAAACATCAAAGCTAAGGAGGAGTTGCTAGCAAATGAACGAAGAGCGTCATTACGATTTGAAAAAGAGTCTCCAAACTCTCCGGATTTTGAATATGCAGAAGAATTAGATCATGTATCTGAGTCTTGGGGTTGGGATCAATTGACAACGTCTCAGTGGGAAGAATACTTAGAAGCTGAAGCTTACGCATCTCATATTGGTCAATTTATTCATAAAGGTGGCAAATTAGATGAGTTGCGTAAGGAATTACCAACTATGGAATTGTTAGAGTGGGCAGAAATTGAAACTGGAAAGAAAACTCCAGTGCAAGTTGAGAAACATCACACGTTATCAGGGTTGTCAGCAATTCACGAAGAATTATCCATGTTGCACCGAGGATATGAACAACGAGTTAACTATTTCAAGGCTATGGTTAAGAATGCAGTAACCGTTGAAAATGCTAGACGAGAGCGTGTAAATGCAGACGAGGCCGCGCGCGTTAATCAAATCAATGACGTATTGAAGTCTGATTATGACACGCTTCGAAGAGAATGGATTGAAGCTAGAAAACAAGCAGAGTTTGCTTTCAATGAAGCTAAGCAAAAAGAAATTGCAAGAATTGCAGCATTGAGAATTGAAGTTCCAGCTCGATTCCAACCAGTAGTTGATGAGTTCCTTAAAGGATTAGAATAATTGGGTTAGCATACGGGATAAGCACAAGCCGTGTCTCGTATGCTTTTATGTTGGATGATGAAGTTTTTTATGATATATAAAGATACATATAAACTACATTTAGGAAACCTGCTCTGGTGGGTTTCATGACTCTGCGCTAATGCGCTCACATCCGCTTCCTTTACAAACTACCAAAACTGAGATAGAACTCAATTGATAGACAGGTTAAGTACCTAGCGGCGTACAATTGGCTATCGAACGGACTTAGTTTTTGATTTTGTCTTTGCAGTAAGGGAAGGTCTTTGATTTGGCATTTGACTATGATTTAGTCTATATGCTTTATCATCCAGCAACTCGATATTATTATGCCCTAGCAGAAATGTTAGGGCTTTTTATTTGGATATATAAACATTATTCTATATAATATAGTATGAAGATTACATTGATAAGCGATACACATACAAAGCATCGTAATATTGGTACTGCAAAAGATTATCGCAAAAATAATCAGCCGTTGGATTTGCCTGGTGGCGACATATTGATTCATGCCGGCGACTTTATGAACTCAGGTTATAATCCGATGGAAGCGATGGAGTTCTTTAAGTGGTTTGATGAAATAGACAATTATGATACAAAAATATTCATTGCCGGCAATCATGATCGTTGGATGCAAGATGCGTCGGAAGAAGCACGAGGCATCTTAACGGGATATAAGACCATTGAATATTTGCAAGATGAAGATCTTGTTTTGTACTTTGATGGACCAAATGGAGATCATCCAGAAGATAATGTTCGCATCTATGGTTCACCTTGGCAACCGGAATTCTTCAATTGGGCATTTAATTTGCCTCGCAATGGAGAAGAATTGAAAGCACGTTGGGATGAAATTCCAGAACGCACAGACATTTTAGTAACACATGGACCTCCCTTTGGTTACCAAGATATTCCAGGTGGACAAAGTATACGAGTTGGATGTGAAATGTTGCGTTATCGAATAGATGAAATTAAACCAAAAATCCACGTGTTTGGACATGTTCATGGTGGTTATGGTCACTATTACAACGGTCATACACATTTCTTCAATGCTTCAGTATTAGACGAAAGATATAGTTATACAAACCTTCCATTCACATTCGAATGGAACCAAACAACAAATGAAATAACATGGTAGGCGGAGTAAACCCTAAAATATTAGTAACAATGGATGAAAACGGAAATTTAAAGTTAGATGAATCAATGGAATCATTATTTAATCCAAAGCCCAAATGGAAACTAGTTCGAGAGCGTGATGGAATAACTAAACAATCAGATTCTATCAAATGGTTAGAATGGAATGAAGAAGGCCGATTTAAAGCATCTCACGATGAACCTGCAATTGGTTTTTCATTGCTAATGAGTCCATTCAATGATGCGTTTACTTGGCAGACAACGGATATAACTGAAATTGTTGAACAGCGTGATGGATACATTAAATTCCATACAAAGAATAGTACATACGAATTATTTAAGCTATGATAGAGAAAATAAGACTTTGGTGGAAGTTCGATGGACGATACATGCACAAACAGTTTGCTCGTGGAGTAAAGAACTTATGGAGATGGTTTCCGACTATTTGGAAAGATCGAGATTGGGATGGACACTACATCTATGAATTGATCCGTAAGAAGTTAGAATTTCAAGCTGAATTTATTGGCGGTAGAGATATTCATACTGATGCAAAGCGTGATGCTGAGAGAATGAGACTTGTAGCTCGACTGATAAAACTACAGCAAGAAGAAACCTACGGAATGGAGTATATGGATTATCATGATCAAGACGTCAATTGGATTGATATTGATGATCGCCCAGGATATGTTGAAGCAGTGTTCGATGAAAAGTCAGAAAGGTTTGATGAGTTCTTTGCAAAGTACCCTAGACAGTATAAGCGAGTAGCTAATGGTGAAATCAATCGATACCGTCGCGAGTTTGCTGATAAAGATAAACAATTGATTGCTATGGAGATTGCTCATGAGAATCAAGCACGTTGTCAGAAGTTATTGTTCAGCATCATGCATGATCATATTGAAAGATGGTGGGATTAAATAAATAAATTATGATGAATTTTATTAGAAGTACATGGGCTCCGGCAATTGTTTGTATCGTTGTTGTTATTGCAATATCAATTAGCGTGATTTTTGTAATAGAAAAAGAAGAACATAGTTGCAATCGAGTTGTCTTTCTCGAAGGAGAATTAAGTAGAGATGTTAATTCGATTGAATACTTAGGTCAAGGCAACGTTGCTAGGATACATTATTGTGATGGCAAAACAGAAGAGATGCCTACATCACGCATTGTTAAAGTTATTATAAAATAAGTATGAAAGGTATTATTGTTAAAACAAAGGACAAGTGTGTTATTGAATATGAAACAGGCACAGTGCCTTTAAAGGTATCGCTACCTATTCATCCAGATGACATCAAGCAAGTTGAATCAGGTCAACTAGTAGAATTCATGATAGTTGATGAGTTTACTCATCCGCAACTATTCTATAATGTAGGTTGGGGCGATGGAATAACTTGTGGAAAAATAATTAGCCAATTGGTTGGATAATTCAAATTGTTTTCTTATTATATAGAAAATAAGAGTTATGGAACAATTAGCAATCATTGCATCATTATGTAGCCTCCCGGCAGTATTATTCATGATGATGGCAAACGTAACCGGGTCTGGCGCTAGCAAGACAATCGGATTTATCTTTTTGAAAATACCATCATTTATTACATTGATTGTACTAGTTGTGATGGCATTGAAAGCACTTAAATTAATCTAGAATGACACATAAAAGAAACTTAAGAACAACATTGTTACTCCAACTTCGAAGGATAGGTTGGCTTTGCAAGAAACCAACGGAACCTTCAAAACGTTTGCGTGTAGCACGTACGATTTGGCCTGAGGATCGTACTTCGTCAATTGAAGCTGAGCGTCATGTTTGGGTTGAAACAAAGAAGTCAGGTAGAAAGAATTGTCAATTCGACAGCAATACAATGTCTTGCCCATGCGGAGTTAAGTCAGTAGAGCAGTTCATGAATGGATGTGTTAAAAAGTAATCCCTTAAAACAAGTATATGAAGATCACAAAAGAAATGGTAATGAAGAATGCTAAGAATGTGTTAACAGTAACAGCATTTGCAGCAGTCGCAACAGCAGCTTTTCAATTAGGAGCTAAGTATCAATCGGGTAAAAAAGAGCAAGTAGCAGTAGAAAATCCATACGCTCATGCATTCTCTCCAGAGGAAATATCAATTGCAGTTAATGAATCATCCGAATTGATTATGATTGAGCGCAAGACAGGAAAGTATATTGTATACTCAGATGCAATTGGTCAAACAATCTTCGGAATGTACGCTAACCGTTTACACCAAGAGGCAAATGGTATTAAATAGTATCAAAGTAGGCGTTGTGGTAGGTGCATTGGCAGTTACCACATTTGCCGTTACGGATACAACGAGTCCTCCACAACAAGATTCAGTAGTCCGTAATCCGGAAAGAATAGATGTTGCAAGTCCACCTTGTTTGCAAATGTATAAATACATCAAAGCCTATGCAGACACATTTGACATTCCATTAAGGTTTGCATTTGGTATTGCTAGAGTTGAAACAGGATACACAGGACCAATGCAATGGAGATATCAGCCAGCACAAACATCTTGCGCAGGAGCGGTAGGTCCGATGCAGGTTATGGTTGCAACAGCAAGGTATATCAATAAAGATGATGTAACCAAAGAAAGGTTAAGAACTGATATCAAATACAATATTAGAACTTCAATGAAGCTATTGCGTAGGTTGTATAATTTGCGAGGTGATTGGAAGCTAGTATTTGGAGAGTACAACACCGGTAGGCCATGTGTTAATGGCTATGCACATAAAGTTTATAACCATCAGATAGCATGGTAACAGAAAGGCTCCTTCGGGAGTCTTTTTTACTGTTCGGTTGGATTGTTAATATATTTTTCTTATTATATAGAAAATAAAAAGCTATGATTAACAATATAAAACAAATAAAACCGTTACTGAACTTTTCGAAGCCAGGCGACTTTTATATGCTTTATGTTTTTAAGCGTAAGAAAGATCAACCCGAAGGCGAGCGAGACAATCATCAATCAGTAAGAACTATTAAAACTTATTGTATTGAAAGTATTGACCATCTAGAACGTCGTTATGATGAGGTAATGGAACTATGTGAGATGTTTAAGGCTCGTGCTTATATCCATGTACAGAAACAAAATCATTTTGATGTTAGTTTGAATATGATGGTTGCACTTGCTCAACGCATTCAAGATGGCAACATGAAGCAACAAGGTTTATTTGATTCTGTTGTAGGTCAAATTAAGACACAAGAGAAACGTTGGGTAATTGATATTGACAATGTTTCGATAGATGCCTTTGCTCACGCTCCATACTATATTCAGATGAGATTATATATTGATGAACTACAAGAGGAAGCTGGCGTAGATCAAACTAAGACATTCATAAAAACTAATTCTGGTTTTCATATCATTACGCAACCTTTCAATACAAAGAAGTTTGCCGAAAGATATCCAGATGTTGATATACAAAAGAAGAACCCGACACTATTATATTACCCAAATAGTTTAACAAACAAATAAAATAAATAATATGAATCCATTAGACTTAAGTCCGGAACAGCAAGAAGCTTACAATGAGTTTCTAAAAACAATTCAAGATCAAATTGATCCGCGTGATTACTTAGCTCCATCAATGCGAGAGATTGCTAAGATGCCATTGGACCAATTGGAAGAAGAAAACAAATTAGTTGAATCAAAACAATCAACACGTAGTCGTTCACAACGAGACTTGATTCAAAGTCGTTGGGAGTATGAACAAACAAAAGCAACCGTAGAACAACCAGAATAAAATGAGTATAGTACGATTCATAGCAGACCTTCACTTGGGTCACAAGTTTATGGCAACACATCGAGGTTTCGCAAGTGTGGAAGAACATGATGAACACATCATCACACAATGGAACTCAGTTGTACACAAACGTGATACTACATACATATTAGGAGATGTCACTATGGAAAAGGCTGAACAATATGCATTGTTAGATCGACTCAATGGCGCCAAACGAGTAGTGTTAGGCAACCACGACTTACCAAAACATGTTCCTAAACTATTAGAGCACGTTCAATCTGTATCCGGTATGGAGAAGTATAAAGGTATATTCCTGACACACTGCCCTATCCACACAATGGAATTGGAACACAGAGTAAGTCGCAACATACACGGACACATTCACTCAGCACTTGTTATGTACCCGGTAAGATTATTTGGTATTAAACTATTTGATCGAGTAGATCGTCGTTACCATTGTGTTTCTTGTGAGCATGTAGACTTCATTCCAAGAACTTTAAAAGAATTAGGAATTGAACGGTAAACACAGAACTCAAAAAGAAATCTGGTCAGGCTATATGAGAACGCTTGGCCAGGTTTTAGCAATCGGACCTATCTTATGGATATGGCGAGTTGTAACCAAATTGTTTAAACCTAAGGAACCGGTTGTGATTAAGAGGCAAGCTCCGCCGCCGCCTAGGCATTTTGATCAATTCACAGCTAATATGGCAGAAATACGTAACATTTTAAACCAAATGCAAAATGAATGATAAATATTTAGAAATGATGCGACAATATATGGGTATGAATAACATGATTACTGATTCAGACTTAAATGGTATGGGGCCTATGTTGCGACCTAAAGAGTTTTATCAAAACGAAATTACTAAAACAGCATTTGATTCAGAAACTTTAGCTCGTATGATCGAGCGATCTATGTGGCCGGTGCACCGGCCGTCGCAATATATTACTGATACTAAAGCACTCGAGCGAGTATTAACAAGCAATCAGTATATTGATTTTAATACTGAGTTGCGTAACTGCGTGCCTTCTTCTTTCTTTCAACCATATGAAATCGTTACAGGTTCAAAAAGTTTTGAAGTTACTTGGGAACGTTTCCGAGAGTATTGTGAGCAACATACATTGTTCGCAGTAGCAACAATTGTTGATACTATTAACCCAAATCATCATACTTTCGATATTATATTCATTGAGTCTGGTAAGAATACGAATGCTATGACTCCGTTTATTTACACTGATTCATTTCGAAGATCTACCATGGGCTTAAATGGGCCTATGCATGATGAGATAGTTCATATATTTAAAAATGAAAATACCGGATGGTCTTTTTGTATTGTTAGAACAGTAACCATTAACGCTGTACAAAGAGTAACTAGTTTGCCGAATCATAGACAGTTCGGTGTCGATCAAAATGAAATTACTCGTATAATCAAACAGTTTACTGACAATTTAGATGATCTAGATAATCCATATACAATTTATTAAAGGTTGGAATTAAATGTATTATTTCTTATAATATAGAAAAGAAAGATATATGACAATCAAACAAATTTTTGACGAAATAGCAGCAGAGCCAGGTACAAACCAAAAGATGGTTATCTTGGGTAAATACCGAGACAACAAACTCTTAGAACAAGTGTTGTACCTGGCTAATTCGAAGCGTGTCAAATTTTATATCAAGCAACTCCCGGAGTATCTATTTTTTCCTAGTGGTGAAATGGGATTAGATTCAGCATTAGACGCATTGACTGAATTATCTTCAAGAAAGGTAACGGGTCATTCAGCTATTGGTCATTTGGTTCATATATTATCATCATGCACGCCAGATGACTCTTATATCATTGAGCGTATCATTGAGAAAGATTGTCGCTTAGGAATGGGTACAACAAACATCAACAAAATATTTAAGGATCTTATTGAAGATACTCCTTACATGGGAGCAATTTCATTTGATGAAAAGAAGGCACGTGCAGTGTTTAACAACGACAAACGTGCTTATTCACAGATCAAAATGGATGGACGTTATTGCAATGCAATTATTCGTAACGGCGAAGTTGAATTAGAATCTCGTCAAGGTGAGCCAACCATAGTAACTGGTGCAACCTTTTTGCAAGAGTTAGCAGACTTTCCTGATTGTGTATTGAATGGAGAGTTGACTATCGATGGAGTATCTCGCTATGAGTCTAACGGAATCATTGCATCTATCATCAGCATCTTAAGTAAAAAGGAATCGCGAGGTCCTGCAGAGACATTGAAACATATTGCTAAGTTCCAACAAAAACATGGAGACTTCTCTGTGGCATTAGAGTCAATACGCTTTACGGTTTGGGATACAATCACAGTAGATGAATACTTTGATCAACGTTCGACAACACCTTATTCAGAACGCATTGTTAACTATTCAACGGCACTATATGATTTGAAACCTACAATGATATCTGCAGTTGAAATGCACGATGTAGCAACATATGAAGAAGCAATCCGATACTTCCAAGAAGCATTAGCAGATGGCCAAGAAGGAACAATACTTAAGGCAATTGATGGCGGATGGAAAGATGGTAAACCAAATTGGCAAATCAAAATGAAACTTGAAATGGATGTGGATCTTCGCATCACAGGTTTCAATTATGGTACCGGAAAGAATATCAACGTCATATCTTCGGTTAATGCTGAATCAAGTGATGGTAAGGTTGTTACTCGTCCGACAGGCATTAACGAAGCTATGATGCAATACATTACCGACAATCAAGAAACATTGTTAGGTAGCGTTGTGGAATGTAAGTGTTCCGGATTGTCTCAAGACTCTGATGGTAACTATTCATTGTTGCATCCAGTATTCAAATCGTTGCGTGATGATAAAGACACTTGTGATGACTTGCAATCAATCATTGCAATTGAAAATATGGTTAAAGGATTAGCGTAATGAGTGCAGTGAATCGTCCCAACATGAACTTTGATAACGAACGCAAAGAACATATACCTTACTCAGCTACACAGCAACCTAAGGATATGAAGGCATTGTATGATAAACTTATGAATTCTCCGGACATTAAGCCTCATACGGTAAGAGATAGACAAGTATATAACAAATGGTTTAAAGCAAAATAATATGATGTTAATAGTAGTAATAGACGCATTGATCTTAGTTGGATTGATATTAGCTCTAAGAGATAACAACAAGCTTGTTAATGAAATGCTAAAGTTCCAGTTAGTAACTAGTTCTCATATTGAAGAGCTTTGCAAAGAAGTAGCTGATTTAGTACAACGGGTTGATGAATTAGAAGCACAAGCAAAAAAACAAGGATGGCCTTATGATCCTACAAAAAAATAAATTATGAAAAAGTTATTGGTATTAGTTGCAGTAGCAACCATTATGACTTCATGTGGTAAGTCAGATTACAAATACACAATCGTAGACAGCAACGGCGCCCGTTACGGAGCAGACTTCTACAACGAAACCGGTGAAGGTTGCATCTTATTCAATGATAAGAATTGTGGATGCAGCGACACAGAAGGACCAGGAACACCAACCAGATTGTGTGGATCATATACAATTGTAGAGAATCAAACAAAATAATATGTTTACAGGATTTTACGATTTTATGGATGAGGCGTATGCTAACGAACTTAAGGTATCGGTTGAAACGTGGATCACAGTTATTGAAGACCAATGCACAATGGAAGAAGCTAAGTTCATTACGGATGCTATATGGGACGAGACTGAAGACATTGAAAAAGCCAAACAATTATTTTACAGCAAACTTAAAGAACAATGACACAACGAGAAATTGATAACGCAGTCTCAATTATTAATGAAGCTAACACACAGCTTCGCGTAGCAAAAGATAAACTAGATACGCAAGAATCGATCATCAATGCACAAACTGAGATGATTGAAATACTGAAATCTAATCTGCAAGCCCGAGACAAACTGATCACAATATTAGAGTCACAGTTACGGATTCAAGATGCAGCATTGGATCGCAATTCAGACAACTCAAAACAATTGCTTACAGATTAAACACAATGAAACGAGTAATGAGTCAAGATGAGATTAAACTTTGGATAGATAGATGGTCAAAATTAAAACCTTCACCTAAAAGAGATATGGTGATAAAAATTTGGTCTAATTTAATTACTAAATAACAAACACAATGGAAAAAACAGCAGTAGAATGGTTGATTGAAAATTCTCATATAATTCCTAAAAATGAACTAAATAAAAGAGAGTTAATTAAACAAGCCAACGAAATGTTTGAGCAACAGATTGAAGATGCTTGG